TTTCTAAACGCCCTTTCAGGATTCACTATGTATTCTATTTTATAGTGAAAGTTCCTTTCGGCTAAACTTGTATCGTCAGAATCTATCTTGTATAGACTAGCAAAGTCATCAGCTACAGCAATGATGTTCTGTTCTCTTTTGATATAGGCACGCATAGTGTATTTCTAATTATTGCAAAGGCAACTTTATTAGTTTTCAAAAACCAAAGTAAAAATATTGACAAAGGTTTCGCTTCCTTGAGAATCGGTGTAGACCTTGCCTGCAAAAAGTACATGTTTGGTTCCAGAGTCAGTTGCAAACTGTCCAAAGTCAATTACTTCAAGCTTAGCAATTTCTCCATTTGATAGCTCAAACATTTGGCAAAATACATTGTTTTCTTTTGATGTCTCTGTGAAGTTTATTACGGTTCCATAACCCTTAGAGTACATGTCGTTTAGCATTTCTTCTACATGCTCATAGGTTTCCATTGACTCCTGGTTTAGATTTACAAAGTTTCCAAGGGAAGTATATTGCTTGATTCCAGATTCTGATGAAGAGTTCACTGGTGGCATGAAGGCAAAGTTTGGAATGTGCGAAAGCTTCTTGTCATAGAAAAGACTCTCAATATTATCAACACAAGCCTGTTTGATTCCACCTTCAGGTGTTGGGTTAGTTGGTGTTATTGAAAAGGAAACTTCTTTAGGACCAATTAGGAATTGTTTCTCTTGTTCGTTCAAAGGATCTGGACTTTTCAAAATGTATAGATTCTTGAAGTTGTCAATGGAACTGCTGATGGTTGAAGCAGCCATAGAGGTGAATTGCGACGCCGAGACGGGGGTTATATCGTTTCCATTGGACGAAGACAGTATTTGCCCTTGCCTAATTGGAAAGCGGCTAGAATCGCTTATGACGAATGTTTCTAGTAGTCCCTGTTCATTTGAGGAAATTGTTATTTGATCTTGTACTCTGTTGGTTGCCTCAAGAACAAATCTGTTGACTGCTTGCAAACCACCTGATACTATAGTATCCGAGTCATAGATTGCGCTAGAATCTGTGAAAGATACAAACGTAGCCTTGAGTCCTCCTTCTGCAAGTTGGTTTCTGCCTTCTTGAGTTAGAATGGTGTCAATGATTCTCTCTTTGCCAAATAATATTCCCATTATTCCGTTAGTCCAATCTGGTCATCAAAAAATGGCTGTCCAGACTTGTATTCAAAGTCATAGATTCCAGAATCTTTTTTGTTGAAAGATACTTCTGCTGAAGCAGTTAGGTAAGTTTTTGCTCGGTCGTAAGTTGTTGTGCCAGAAACGAAAGTAACTAGAACTGCTGCTTGAGTTGTAGTATGAGCACCAGTCTCTCCATCAGTTAGATAAAACTTTCCGCTTGGTCTTTGTTCTAGCATGTCTCTTGGCTGACCAAATTTGTCACGTCTAAATACGCACTTGGTTTGTGTAGGAACTACATTCTCAATTCCATATCTGAATCCATTTGGTCTTGGTCCGATGAAACGTGCAAATTCAAACTGATTGTCGTCAACAATAAACTTTGTGTCAGCAAATCTAACGGAAATGTTTGGAAGGAAAGTAAGCTCATTTGGTATAAAGTCGCCAGGTATGGTTACTGGTGCGCCTGTACCAAATCCAAAGAAGGTTTTAAGACTGTCTGCATTTGTGCTACGAACATACTTGGAACTAGGAGCTGTACCAGAGCCACCCTTACTAATAGTGTCTCCTGTGTTTACAAAACCATTAAAGTCAGAACCAGAAAGCCACGTGTATCCAGTACTCTCGATGTCAACAACTCTTCCAATGATATTTTTCGTTAGTTCGTATGGTGCACCAGCAACTATATAGTCACCAGTAGTAGGCCAGTTTTTATCTGGGTCTTCCCATACTGCTGCACTTGTTATTGTGTTATACTGCAAACTGCTATTGTTTGGACTTTCGGTTACAATTTCCCATCCAACCGATGGGGCATATGCTTGAATCATTCCACCATCACCGACGAGATAGAAAATATACTCATACCCACCAGTTTCAGATGTTGTAGACCGTGCAGAACCTCTGAAGGTTCCGGTGTAGCCACCAGCTGCCGTGCTTGGAGTCCAGTTGACACCACCATCAGAACTTATTAGTATTTTACCATTTTCTCCAGCTGCAACAATAAGTCCATATAGCGTAACTGTTGAATAGTGGCAACAAACCGTGTATAAGTTGTCTACAAATCCACCTGGTTGACTTCTGTCATTCCATGCTATCGTAGGATTTGATGTGGCTGAATGATATATTGTTCCGTTATCTCCAACAGCAACAAACCAGTCATATTTTGGACTATAGTCTACAGCTCTGAAAGTTTCAGCTCCATAAGGTGAAGAGGCTGCTCTTGTCCATGTACCAGTGCCAGTATAGTCTGCACTATATTGAACTTCCCCTCCAGAGCCAACTGCAACAAACCTACTGCTTCCGTTGTTTGGTGCAATGAATGTCATGTCATGTGCTACGCCATAAAATGTACCAGCATAGCTTGACCCAGCAGCAGCCACTCCATCATTTATTCCATTGGTGAAGTCGCTGGTATCTCCAATGTGAATACGTCCACCTTCTCCAACTATTACCCAGGCGCCAAATCTTGTTTGAAACAGAGAGTTTAGTCCTCTTGAACTTGCAGCATCATAATAATTGAAAGTTTGCGCTTCCTGAACTACAAACCATCCATCCGTTCCTTCTTCTCTTCTAATTACAATGCCATCGTCTCCAACAAGAATTTGTTGAGCAGCATATGCAGAACCTGCTGAACGAAAATCTGTTGCATGAGAACCATTGAAACTCGCAGTTAGAGAAACCGTACTTATTGGATACGTCATTTCTGTAAAAGGAGCAACAGTAAAGCCATCAATGTATTCTCCCTCATAGATTGCGTTTGTTATGCCAGTTGTAGTCTGATCTGAAACATAGTATACGGTACCAACTGTGTCAGACTGTGATACAGGACTTATGGTAGCTCCTGTGGACAAGTCTACTTCTGCATTGAGTTTCTCTGACAGAGAGAACCCATTGTTAAAAGTTCTAGGGATATTTTTGTATTTTGCCTGGAATGGAAAGGGATTTGCTAGCCAAGAAGTATCAATTGCATCTGCAACTGCCCCAAGCCCAGCAGGCACAGAGTTTCCAAACAAAATTGGAATATCTGTTGGTGATGCTGCTGGTAAGTTATAGTTTGTAGAACTTTCTAGTGTGCCAGAAATCCCAGGAAGAATAGTATACTTGATGCCATTTGCTTTGCCAATGTTTAGTGGGCTTGGTAAAAAGCTATCAAAAAAGTGCTCTCCTTGAGTTCCAATAGACATGAATCCATTTGAAGTTCTACTACCACCATAGGCTATGTCTTCTTGATACTTTGCTCTTTCCGAATACAAAATGTTTCTTTTGCGGAAAGTTTCAGTTGTAGATTCATCAGCCTTAGACCAAATTCTGGTTCTTTGGAACTGATCAATTGACTCCGTTACAACAGAGCTTGATAGGTCAATAATATATGCCTCGGGATTATTGGTTAAGGTATTGCCATAGTAAACACTATCAAGAAATGATCCTGTGTATTCTTGAAGTCCACTGATTTGAAACTGGTCTAGAATTGCCATGATATGTTATTCTCCAATGATCCCACGAATAGCTCCTGTAGACACTACGGCTTCATCTATGTGTGTTTCCATTCCATCGGACACATATGAACCATAGAATACTACTTTGCCTGGACCATCAAAGCTCATTTGACAAATATCAACAAGCCTATTTGATCCAGATGCTGGGATACTAAGACCAGTCCAAGAGTTGAAATGTTGTCTGTTTTCTGCCGAAGAAATCTGATCTCTTTTATTTCCAACATTTTGAACCACTGGAAGCTGCCAACCAAATACCAATTCATCTCCTGGAAACAACAGATATGGATTTGTGTTAGAAAATTCAATCGGCTCAAAGACACCCTTGCCAGAAAATGCCGAGTTCGTATCTATTCTTCCACCATACAATAAGTTGTTTACTGGTCCATTGTTCAGCTTGATTTCAGATGCATTCCTAAAATCAATTTTTTGTCTCCTGTTTGAAAGAAGTTCAAAGCCCAGACCATTAGAACCTCCAAATTCAAATGAAGTAAAGTTGTTTGGTATAAATGCTGATATTCCATTATTGGTGAATGGTGAATTGGTGTTAATTTGAACAACAATGTTTGGGCTTCTCACTGGAATGTTTGCTGAAATATTTCTAGTCCAACTTAGTTCAGCTATAGAAGAAGAAATCGACGAAGACAACTCTATGTTTAAATCTCTAGAAATATTTGACAAAATATCAAACGTTTGAGTTTGAGTTCCTGGGGTTCCAAAAAATTCATTAGTACCAATATTCACCGGGGTGAAAACATAAGATGATAGTCCAACTGTTGCCCCTCCTATTTGGCTATTGATAAGTGCCCAGGCGGCAGCACTTTCTAGAATATCTGTGTACCATGTTATCTCTTCTGTCGGTCTATCTGTGATATCATTTGTGTAGCAAGAAATTCCTGCAAATGTAACCAAGTCTCGTGTTGAGTTAACAAATTGTGGTGATGAGTCAGCACTTAATTTCACCATACTAGGACTTTGAAAGTGGAGATCTCGGGGAGCGTCTGATGAGTAATTTTCTGATCTGACTGAAAATCTTGAGTTGTTTTTTTGATTCAAGATAAAGAAATTATTAATCACAGCAGGAACTACAGAGCTGGTGATAGAGTAATATCCGCCCGTGTCTATAGAATCAAACATGGTGAACTGGGCACCAGATATTTCCAAGACGATTTTCTCAAGAAGAAATGGCGCTGAAATATAATCGGACATTCTCAAAAGTTGAGAACTGGTTGCATGAAACTTTCCTGCATATGGAAAACCATAGGAGTCCGTAGGCTGCCCAGCAGCACGTTGTCCTAAGATATCTTTTCTAGGAAAATCTGAAGCAAGAAAATATTCTGCATATTCTTCTTGTTGCGCAGCCGTAGCAATTGGTGGTGCGACTGTTGAACTTGTAAGCTGATTGACAATTTTTGGTGCTAGATTTAGTATGCCTGGATTGAACCCAATCATAGCATAATCTAGTGACTCTAACCAAGCTACACTCTGATCGTTCCAGAAGTTGGTGCTGTCAAGAGCAGCACTTACTTCATTGTTTGATTGAAGCGCCCACCCTGTTCCAATGCCTTCCCATATTCTTGTATCAAAGTTGAAGTAAGCCATTGGATATGATGCTCCACTCACATATCCAAAAGGTCCAAGACCACTTCCATTTGTATCTGTTGCAGAGCTTTGTGAAATGACAGACTTGAACGAACAAGGGTTTGATGAAATATCAATTTCAATCTTAGTCTTTGACCAAAGTGGCTGAGAGAAACCGGCACCAACATCTTCAACTGTAGAACCCTCAGAGAAAAATGTAGTGTTGGTGCTCTTGCCGTCAACTGCTGGGTTGTTGTTATCTCTGTATGGCTGAACCAGTTCATTCAATCCTGTCGAAGTGCCAGATAGAATTGTCCATGTATCTGAAATACTAGAAACAACATTGCCTGGAGCACTGAGCGAAGAGCTAAGTTCTGTAGTTAGAAATCTACTTTCAGCAGGAAGTTTGGAACCATAATTCAAGTCAACAGACTCAGAAAACACAATCGTTGAATTCGCATCATTGTAAATTCCTCCAGACAATTGAGTTTGTGAATCGGATTCATTGAGTTGAATTTTTGGGGGCAACCCACGAATTCTTGATTTTTTAGTTGTTGTAGCCACTTGGTGTAATTATTCAGGCTTTTAGTTTCTTTGTTTGAATTGCCCAACTAACTTCCTCTATAGGTTCCAGAGTATGCAATCGAATCTGTTCCATAGCGTGACTGTCCTGGTCCATATACATCTGAACCTGCTGGGGCAGATTTTTGTGTGAATGAACCCCTTATGTCTTCACTTAAATCATAATCAAGTAACTTGAGTGCTGCCAACATCTCTTCGTTGGTTGTACGGACTTGCTTTACAATTTCTTCATCAAGGGTATCATTATAGGCACTCAAACTTGTTTTGATAATTGGCACAAATCCTTCAACTAAAATTCCACCAATGTCTTCTGAACCTTCGTCAAGAAAAAAATCTGGCACTGGTGATGGTTCATAGTCAAGGAACTGTCTTGTTCTTGAATTTCCTTCTCCTAAAATAACTGATGGATTTCCATCTTCAAGATTCCCATGAAAGCCTCTGGCTTCATATTGCGAAGTGAAAGTTCCATCGGACTTGTATGGAATTGTCAACGGTTGCAAAGAAGCAATTTTACCTTGTTGAGGACCTTCATTGAGCAAGATTGGATAGTAGGCATCGGGGCTATTCATAAATCCCACCGTATCAAAATCAATCTTGTCGACAAACAATGAACTTCTTGTATCTCTAGTGAAGTCGTTTTGTTGACCAAAAGTAATCACGTCAACATAGTGGCACTCAGAATTTGTACCAATTTTAGGCTGCATTCCAATGTACTTGTGTTTAGATGTTTTTATGGAAACGCCTTGCCTATATGGATCAACGGGGTTTGTATCAATACCCTGTTTCGCAAGTGTAAACTTTGCAACACTCTGCTGCTCACTAGGTTGGTTAGTGTCATTGAATGGAGTAGAGTCTTGTGTGTCTTCGGCTTCACATATCATAGTTTAGCTACTTTCAAAAGAGGCAACGGAATATTTAATAGCGAGAAAAGTTTCCTTGGATAAGTTGCAGTAGAATGGCAGTTCTCAAAGCATTTCTGTTTGACTCTCCAATATAGATATCTTCGAACTTATACTCTACCTTAGAACGCTCAATTGCAGACTGCTCAATCACAAAGTTTGTTCCAAGGAACTTGGTCTTGCGAGGAAGGAGTTGAGCAACAAATGTTCCAATGTTTGTGTCAAACCACTTGAAGAATTCAAAGAACCCCTTGATATTCATCTGATTGGTAAGTTTGTTAAAGTAGATTCTTCTCATATTTTCAAGGTCTGGGTAGTCTGAGGAGAATAACAGCTCAGGGCTTCCAATGGCATTGTCTAATTCATCAAATGATGAAAACAGTGTAATGATGTCTTGGTTTAGAGCATCAACAACAGAAAAGTCAATCGCAAACTTAGAACTATCTGTTGGCTCTTCGCTCTTGCGAATATCATATACTGGCGCCTGCTCAGCCCAAGGAGAGTTTACAACCTCATCATAGTCCTGATAGCCTCTTACGCGAATTTTATCTGTAGAAGACGCTTCATCATATTTTGGAGAAACATAAGAGAAGTGAAACCTCTGCGGCACAATTACCTGGCTGGATACTGGAAAGGATGTTCCAGACATAACAAATCCGTTTTGAGTGAAATCTGTTAGTTCGAATTGACCAGCTCCATTCGACTGAGTTACAATTTGGTCTGTGGAGCAATCCATTCTTAGACGTTCCCAAGAACCAGAGTTTGTAGTGTCAAAGTTGAAGTTTACTTTTGGATCCTGAACGCCAACAGATCGATAGTTGCGAACGTGCTCCTTCCATTCTTTGTCTTGTAAAAACTTGGACCAAAAGCGCATTTGTGTTACTTTGCCAGTGAAATCTGTGTATTGTGAGTCGGTAGGCACATAAGAAGAAGTGGTTGAAAGTGCCATTAGTTCTTGAAATGAACCTGTTGACATCTGGATGCTACCAGATCCAACTGCCATATATGGTGCATAATTTGCTGATGCAATTTCAAACAGGTTTATGTCTGATCCTGGTACAGATTCCATGTAGAAACTTGAAGTGGTGTGCGTCTCTACAATCTCACCATTTTCTGCCTTCGACAATCGAAGAAAGTACGAAGATGAAACATTCATTGTAATTTGCTCTTCTGAAAAACCAGAGAACTTTAGACTCGGATCATCAGTTCTTTGTCTTCCGCAAGAAGCATACCAAAGACTACCGTCAAATATGTCGGCGCCAGTAATCGAACAAACAAGCGTGTCAACAGGTGTGCCAAATGTGAAGAATAGGTTTCTTGCATATAAATCTACATTGCCACCCTTGGTAGCTACAACATTCATCAACAAAATATCTTCAGCATCAAATCCATTAGCTAAAGATGAGGTGATATGCATTCGCATCAACGACTGACTGGTACCAACATCCATAGCAATTGGAAACTTGTAAGTTGCTTCAAGTGTAAACGACCCTGACGTTAGCATGGTGTCATAGATGGCAGCCGAGCCATTGTATGGCCACCCAGGTTCAGTTTTCGCCACAGGAGATAGTAAACCAGAACTCTTTAGAATGCCACCAGAGACAAAATTTACCATTGTAGATACTTCAGTTTTTAGATCTCTGGTAAACGATAGTGTTTGTTTGGTTGGTCCACCAAATTCTCTAATTCTAAATGTTGAATCGGGATCAATGCCAACCGTTCTAATGAATGACTTAACAGAGTGAATAGTTCCCTTGGACTTCATGAAGTCCTGCATGTTCACTAAAATTCTTCTCCAAATTTGGTTCTGAACAGACTGTAGAGACAGTGAGTTTGTAGATGTAATGTCATCAATATTTTCTGCGTTGATAAACTGTTCGATAGAACTTCCTTGAAACAAAGGAGGAAGTACCAAGCCATAACGAGAAGCCATGTCTTGCAAGAATACATCTGGAACAGAATCTGTTTCATCGTAGTCAACGAAATCTATGTTTGCAAATGCCTGTGTATACAACTTGATTTCGTCAAAGAACTTAGCCCATGTATAGAGCATAAGTAAAAGGGTTTGAGTTGCTCCAATTTTTGCAGACCTTGGGTCGCCGCCACCAGGCGTATAATCAACTACAGGACCTTCAATTGTTTCAAGTCCATCTCTAAACTGACCTTCTGTCAAGTAGTGTGGTGGAATTAGACGAGTAATTAGGTTAGGGTTGATTTTGTCATATGCGGCAGCGTCTGTTAAAAACTCATTTTGTAGTTGATACACAGCGTCTGAGTCTGGAAACAAAATTGGTGAATACTCAAGTTTCTCATATGTCATTGGGTTTACCCCAATTGTATCTTTGTCAATTGCTCTTACTCCAAGAGCAACGGCTCCTATGCTAAGTCTTCCGTGAATAGAGTTGGAAGAGTAGTCAATAACAATATTGGAAGCAGTATCAGACGGCTCGTTGAATCTATAGTACGCTTTAAGATTGTCATCTGCAAAGATAGCTTTCTTTTCATAGTCCCGTCGTTGAGCATCTGTTCTTACGCTATGCCAAATTCTAAGTTCATCCATGGAACCAGAAAATGTTGTCTCGGGAGAAAACAAAGTTCCTCCACCTACATTTGAACCAGAACCAATTAATAGAGAGGTAGTAGCAGAGTTGATTTCATCAAATTCAATTAGATTAGAAGAAGAAGCTATCAAGGTTTGGTTTACATACCCAAGGATTTTGTTCTCTAGTTGTGCTCTGTTCCACACGATTGCTACATGGTTCCATCTGCCCTTTTCAATTTCAACAGAAAGAGAATCATAAACAGAGCCAGAGGCAACTATGAATACAACAGAAGCAGACTGTACACTTAGAGAAGAACTAAGTCCCATAAAGAATCCGTTGACATTATTAGCAGCAGTTTCTGAGTGTTTGTCAAGAATTGCCTGAGAAGTATTTGCTTGCTCTGGAACGAGGATATGAAATTCAATTGTCATCGACTTTGATTTTGGGTCGAGAATTACTTCGCCAGAGGTTTTTGTCGAGGCATCAGGATATGCTGCACCAGCTAGGTCTGTTACTGTTACGTAAGTTCCTCCATAAGTCTCACCGATATTAGTTCCAGAGAAGTACAGGTAGTCCTTTTGTTTTGGAAACTCATCATATATGTAACGTTCAAACCCAGTAAGACCATCAAGGAAAAGTTCTGTTTTTTGTTTGGTTCCGTCAAACGGATATTCATTTAAAATTTTCTGAAAAGCTACATTGGTTTTTACTTGTGCAGAATTGAAAAACGTGTGATTGGCAAAACTACTCCAATCAACATTGACCTGTTGTGTGCTCTTTATTCCTTGACCCTGAGTGTCATATTTGAAAGAACTGCTTATACCCAAGCTAGAATCACTGGTAATGTTTCCATCTTGTGTTTCATAGATGGAAATTCCAGTTCCTTCACCTTCTCTTATACCTCTAACCACTTCTGGCGAAAACAGCGAAAAAGAATTGTTGGACAGATTTTTTGTGTTGTCTCTAAAAGTTGTCATGGTATTAGTCTACGACCTTAAATCTAAATCCGTTGTTTTCAATTAGTGTTTGCTCTGAAGAACCGTCTATGCTTCCAATTGACAAGTCAATCTGATAGATTTCTCCAATGTCTAAATCTGACATCCAAACATCAAAGTACATTCCTTGACTGTCATATGATAGTCTTGTTGCTTCATCGAATGGAATTATAACCTTCTTTGTGAATGCTTCCTTCAGCCTCCAAAACATGTTTGGAAATATTTGTGGAAGAGTGGTCTTTGGCATTCTAGAAGGATCGTTTGTTATGTTGTAGTCCTGCGCAAACACTCTCAGTCGACTTGGCTTAGTAAAGTTCTTCTTGTATAGAGTGCTTAGATTTACGATATTTGTAACGATATTACGTTGATGTAAGTTGCTAAAACTTCCTTGAGGGTTTGTAAACGTAGCATAGTTGCTTGCAAAAACTACTTGGTCGTCTAGGCTTACCCAGGAAATTTTCATTTCAACAGAATTAGAACCAGATAGGTAGTCTCTAAGACTTTGGTCAAACGTTGAAACAAAACAGTCGCTCTTGTATATTCCTGATATTCCAACACCATTGCTTGATGTAAGTTGGTTTGCCTGAAAAGTATCTGTCCACATGGCAATGGACTTTGTAACATGGTTTATTGTTGCATTGTGTGTAATGGAAAAACTGCTGGTAATATAGTCATAACTCTTAGAGGCTTCTAGTTTGAGCACCAAACAGTCAGAACCAGTAATTTGTACAGAGCCAGAGAAAAAATTGGCATATGAGTCATTGACTCTGTTGTATACAAAAAGGCTTTGTGAAACATTCAACTGAGGGTATCCAGAACTGTCTTGTAGAATATCACTGGAAGTCTTCACGATAAGACGCGGTTGCAGAGCCCTGGTGTACGCCTGACGGGTTCCAAATCGTTTCACGAAGTATGTGTTCGTATCTTGCTCTAAAGCCTCTGAGAAGCTTATACGTAATCCATTGTTATCCAAAATTCCTGCCAGAGAAGCTGATACAATATGTGTTATATCAACGCTTAGATCTTCATCACCTCTGAGAAAGTTTTGTGTTGCTCCAATATACCTAAAACCAAGTCCATCCTGAAGGTTACCAGATACAATTACATCGCAGGTGTCACCAAGAGAACCAGTAGCCGAAGCGCCAGACATAACCCATGAAGTACCATAAGACGAACTCAAGTAGTTGCAAACATCAAGATCTCTATACGCAATTACGTCAGATCCTCTTCCTTCTGCAAATGAATTTGACAGAGGCAACACTTCAATTACAAAATTGGATGGAGTTGTTTGACCACCATATACACTTTTTAGATTCAAGAGACACTTGAACGTAGCATCACCAAAGCTAAGAAGAGGATTTGCTGAAACAAGGTCTGTATAGTCAAAGTGTATCAGTCCGTGACTTAGCTCAACTACACTAGAGGTTACACCTGGAACAATGGTTTCATCATATAGCTTAAACAAGTCCATGGTGCCAGCTTGTCCAACGTTAGACGTTACAACACTCTCGCCTGAGATATACTTGTTTGTTATGTAGGTATCTTTACTAGCAGATAGAAGTCTATACATGGCTTATACTGAGCTCCCAACAATGTCTGACCCAGGAAATCTTACTTCAAAAATAGAACCTTGAGGTCCAAATATGATTCCCTTTTCTGTGTTTGATTCAATGTCATATTGAATTCCAGAATATACTCTTGAACTCTGTGTTCCAAAGACGTTTTCTATCTTGATGTCGTTTACAGATAGCACGCCTTGATTGTTAAAGATCAAGTTCTGTATATCTGACAATACGATTGGTTGGTCTAATTCCAACTTCTTCTGACCGAAGTATGTTCGAAGTCTCTTGATAATAGATTGAAGAACTAGGTTTCTGTTTGTAGAATATGATGGGTCAATAACAACAGAGAACTTAACTTTGATGTTGATTACTGGGGCATCTAGAATATCAATAGCATCGGAGATCATTCTATATTGATTCAGGTACTTCACCAGGTTTTTCTTTAGAGAGTCTGGCGATACAACAAGTTGTCCTTGAGCATTTCTAGAAATGATGTACAGTCTTGTGGAAAGAGGATTGTTTGGGTTTTGGTGCAACCCTGCTCTGAACACACGACCAAAGTTACTTGGCATGGTATAGATTCTAGCAAGCACATCAGGCTTAGAGACAATTCTTCCCTGTGCTGACCTAGCAGATGGGATTCTAGATTTTAGTTCTGTGATAGAAGGAGGGTCTTCACCACCGCCTGCATCGCTCTGGTTGATTGTTGAAATTGAAGCTCTAACCTGTTGTGCAACTCTAGGGCTTGGATTTCTTGGAAAGTCTAGTGAGAGTGTTGTGATATCTTTGATCGATCTGGCAATTACATTATGACTTAGACCACCACCATATCTGTAGGTCACTGTAATTGTTGAGTTTGGTACAATGGTTCCAAGGGTGCTAGACTGCAAGAACTTGCCAGGATCGATTGTGAATCTTGAGAAGTTTCTCTTTCCATAGAGTGGTACTGCAAAGTCAGACGGGTCTGGAATAATGTCGTTATCAAGGCTGTCAGCAGAACCACCTCCAAACGTGAGCGTAGTAAGCCTTGTTGCAAGAGATACAGATTTAGTAAATCTATATGGAGCAGGGGTCAACACAAGGTTGTCTTCTACATAGACATCATTCAGAGCACTGTTGTTCTTTTTGTTAATTGAGGCTACAAAAACCGTGTCCTGGCTAAGGTGTTCTACCTCGTAATATGTATTTGACTCTGAGTCCGTTACGGATATGATTTCTGTTATGTTATCTCTGCTAAGAACATTCTGAAGAAACGGAGTAAAGTTTCCGACCGTGATTGTTTCTGTTGCTCTAAAGCCTGAGATACATGTGCCAGATCTGTTGATAAAAAATGTAGTGGGGATATTTTGAGTATCTCTTGAACCTATTGTTACTTCAGAAATAAGATTGTTTTCTATGTCTACTTGTCCAAAATCAAGGTCTTCTACAAGTTCAAAGTAAGTACCGTTCTCAGCTTTGACAACCGTACCAGTACCAACTACTGGTAGTGCCGTTCTGTCTGGAACTGGAATTCCACTTTCATTTAGGACTGCTGGCACTTCAATATAGAACATTTGGTCTACGACTGCGGGCGCGGCGCCTACAATTGGAACACCTGCATTTTTTAAATGTCTTTCTATGTTTACATTTTCAACAGATGTAAGTGGGTTTGTTTCGTGAAACTGGTGGTCAAGGTAGAATGACTGAACGTCTCCAGTATATGAAGCAAAATCAAGAAACAAACCTCCCAAGGAGTTTTCTGAGAAATCCTTGTTGGCATCAGGAAAATACACACGAGCATATTCAAGAAGATCATTCTTGAAAGAAGAGAAGTCCTTGTTGAGGAATTTTCTTGCACGCTGCTGTTGTAGTATTGTTTTTTTGGTCTCGAAAGCCATAAGTGGTATTCCTTCAAATGATATATATTGTTACTTCAAGTATGTCTTTTGAAATATTCAGTGTTGGTATTGCATAACTAACTAAAATTTTGATTTTGCCAACCCTATCATTAGAGTCATAGTCTGGTTTTGCATCATACTCAATGAGTTCAAGGAACGGCATCCACAAACTTACAGCAGTGTTGATTCTAACAATTGCTTCTTCATTGAAGTTGTCGATTGATGAAAATTCAGCAGCAAGCGGGGAAAGATTTGCCCCATAGTTTGTGAGAGCTAGTCGCTCGCCCCAATTGGTTTGGATTAGGTTTCTAAGGTTATCAGCAATCTGCGCCCTGATATCTGTGTGCATGGCAAAGATATTGTTGGTATACTTGTCTAACTCAAGTGGAGTCTTGACACCAATAGGTGTCAAAGAACGGTTCTGTTCTGTAAAGGTAGAACCAATTTCTTTTAAAACACCAACATCTTTGAAGCTAATTGCCATGAATCAATAAATATGCAAAGGAACCAGTTTCAAAGAGAAAGCGTTACAAGTTTGTGTTGTGAGGGATTAACTTGCTTGCTTTCTGCACGCCAACGTTGATTACACCTTGATTTGTTGTCACTGTACCAATAGCCGTGTCAAGCTCAGTCTTTGTTGGAGCATCGTAGTCAGCTAGAGCCGTGTCAACCTCTGCATTCACTTGAGCTGCTGAAAGGTTGTTCAGGGCTGCGATAGAGGCAGCAGTTGCCAAACCTGTCTGAATAGCAGTAACGCCACCAGCCGTAAGCTCTCTCGTTCCAGCAGCCCATACATCTGTTGCTGAAATGTCATTTAAAGCAGCAACCTCGGCACTTGTTGCCAATCCTGCTTGCACAGCCGTTACACCACCGGCAGAAAGGGTTCTGGTTGAGTAAGACCATACATCGGCTGCCGATGCACCACCGCCACCTGTTGTCTCATAGGCAATAACCAGATCTGGGTTAGAGAAGATGCTTCCTCCAGTTGTATCAATGATATCAATGGTTTCACCTGTAACCGAATCTCTTCCCCAACCGTTTGTGATCACAAGAGGAACTGTTGGTCCAGAGGTAACGTTCTTGATTTTGAAATCCGTAAAGACATAGTTGGCTGTATCAATCGCCTGAATGAAACGCTGTTCGTCTCTGATTCCTAGCTCCGTGGAAAGCCAATAGGTTTCATATGCATAAATGTAACCCCACGATAGAAGACCAGAGTCAATCTCGACAAGTAGTGCTCCATCATCAATCACAATGTCTGTAATGGCAGTTCCATCAATTCCATTGTCAATGTAAACCTGATCGTTCTCTTGTGTCACAGTGCGTGAGAAACCATCAATGCCACACTCTTCCGTGAACTCAACAAACATCTTCGCTGTTGTATCTGTAGCATACATTACACGAACTCTACAATCAAAGTCGGTTGTGTAGGGAACTGAAATGGTCAGGGTTGTGGAAGAAGGAACATCATTGTAGAGTTCTGTTG